GTATTTTTGTTTTTTTTTTCAAGCAGAAGACGGCATACGAGATTCCGAAACGTGACTGGAGTTCAGACGTGTGCTCTTCCGATACAAAGTTTCTTGTGAGCGGATAGGCATCTTGCGCCAACCGATTTTTCCATCATTAAACTTTGAGCGCTTAGTTGGGTCCGTCGAATCTCCACCGCGCTTTTTGTAAACAATCTCGTGATACGAATAACCAAATACAAGCATTGAAAGAATCTGAGACAAAGTTGCATCCCATGAATCCGACATATCATTAAGACAAGAACTTACGAACTCAGCAACTTCTTTATCTGTCTGCTGTGTTTCGCCATCTTGAGAATCATCACTATATGGGTCAATGCGCCATTCAAGGCGTGTAATAACTTTTTCAATTGCAAATAGCATCGAACCAATAGTTGGGTCATTGTCAGCCATCTCACGATATACGCGAGCGCCACGAATGCCACGAAGAGAGGTAAGAAATTCTTCGTATACTGTTCCACCCGAACGGCGTAAGCCAGTAGAGCCGAGTTCCTTAAAATCCGATGTTGCCATGTATTCCTCTCGAACTACTCTTTGCTCGCTAGACCAACAAGAATCTTAATCGCCTGTTCCTCATTGAATCCCGCGTTTTTCAACTCCGTGAATAATTCATGGCTTTGAATTGCGAAAGCGTTTAGTACAGACATGACAACTCGACCGTTGAGGGTAAAATCATCATTCACCTGCTGATTATAGCGCGAGGCGAATTTAGCCTTTATTCTCCGTCTAGGACAAATTCACGAGAGTTAAGTCGGAGATTCGCAGTTTCAATTGCGAACTTCTGAGCCAACTCTTTTGTACCAGCCTGAGCGTATTCGCGCTCTTCAAGAATTCCGCCGATTGAATCAAATGACTTGAATACAATCTTAAAAGGTAATTCATTAACGCTGGTGGTCATGTGTACTTCCACATAATCTCGTGGAGCAATCTCCAGTGAAAAATATGGTCGACCGCTAGGGTCAATAACAGTTTTTCCGCCAGCCATTCCGCTCACAAAAAACTCTGTCCAAGCCATTGAGTTCCCCTTTCAGGAGGTTTTCAACCCCAATAATAACACGGAGGTTTAGAAAGGTGGGACATCCTGAGATAGTGGCTTAGCCCATGGGTCTTCATCAAATGCTGCTGTAGCCGTGAATGGAGCGTCTGAGCGGGTCGTAGCGCTTACTTGACCGATGGTGTGGCGCTTCATATCAACTCCGACATTCCAAGCCGTTACAGATATCTTGGAGCGTTTAGCGCCCGTGTTCTTATCGTCCCAGTTCTCTTGGACCGCTGTACCAACTACGATGACCGAGACGCCCTTGCCTAAACAGTCTGCACAGTTTTCGGCAGTCTTACCCCAAACCTTGATATCCCAAAAGGTCGTATCCGTGTTTTCCCATGTGCCGTCAGGCTTCTTGCTGGACTTAGATGAAACAACAGTGAATGTAGTTAGCGCTTTTCCGTTATTAGTAAATTTCAACTCAGGGTCTGCTACTAGATTTCCAGTGATAGTGATTGGTGCGCTCATGCTATATATCTCTCATTCGTTATTGGTTTGGCTATTATGTTTAGTTTTTTTCTTAAGTTATCGCGTTCTCTAGTTGCTGTTCCGCCCCAAATTCCGCTTACTCTGTAATGTAGAGCATAGGTCAGACAATCTTGCTTGACTATGCAATTGTTACAAATCTTTTTTGCTTTTCTGTTTTCTTCATTCGCTGAAGTGGTTTCAGGAAAGAAAAAATCTGTTTCGATGCCCCAACAACTGGCTCCCTCAAACTCCCATGGCATCTTTATTTTCTGAACCAATTTCATCTCCTACTTTCAATTGATTGGGGGAAGCAGGGATTAACTTAGCCAAAACTTTTCCATTGCGCCATACCTTTCCACCACAAATTCCGTCATAGTGTGATGAACTCGGAGCAATAAGAGTTTCGCATTCAATCCAGTAAGGACAACCTTTACAAATACTTAATCCTGGTTGTGCTAAATCTAAATTGATTTGGTCAAAAAGCCATGGGTCAGACTTGCGACATGGCGCATCTTCAACAAAGTCAATCAAACCCATGTTGAAATTCTAACTTGTTTATTCTGTTTTATCTTGAATATCGAGGCGTGTCGGCTCCCCATATCTTTCAGCCAACAACTGCGCCAAAAGATTTAAGCGCTCTCGTTCAATCTGTAGGTTTGTCAGTACTGTTTTTGAATCCAACATCGTCTTCGTCCTCCCATGTTTTAATACCGTGATGAAGTAATCCTAAATGTCTCCACTCAGGATTCTCATCATCTGCCAAAGTAATCGTCCAGCGGTCATTATTACCGCCCATCCATTCAGCAACTAAAACCCAGCCCGTGCAAATAGCAGGGTCAAGAAATGCAATATGCCCGATTTCTGCGAGCGCATTGTCAATTATTGATGGCTTTTTTTGCTTGTCCTCATTCATACGGTGAGGCTAATATGAATAATTGGATTGCCAAAATCGCCACGCCGTACAAGGTGAGCCGTAACGACTTTCGATATAAATGAATCCACGCAAGATTTGCTTCTCAACTGTCAGTAATGGGTCCAGCCCAAGAATCTGTGGGATTCCTCCAGCATGTAACTTTTCACCGTTTTGCCATACAGCAGTTTTGTTGTAGGCATTGGGTCTCCAGTTACTCTCTCGAGTCCACAAAGATAAAAGACATTCCCACTGAGCATTACCCCAACCCCATTCAGGGAGCAAGGACTTTGCATATGTTTGAGCAGCGGTAGGTGTTCTCTCGACCAACACTGGTTCGGGAACTACAACAATCTCTTGAGCATTCGCAGGTGAATCAGGTGGAATGTTCAGCGGATTGGCAATAATGAATCCGACCGTTAAAACAATTATCGGAATCGGTTGAAATAACTTTTCATAGAATCGCATAATCCTCCAGTGTTCGGAGCGAACTGTTTGTCGCTATTGGCTATAGCGCTGCCCTGTTGTCGGTATCGGACCGACCTCGCTTTTGAGGTGTAGGTGTATTGCGAACCTTGAGATACAAGGTAGCAGATGAAGATGAATGGCTGTCAAGGAAATTTTGGGTGTTCGGTGGAGGCGCATCAAATCACGCTAGAGAGAGGACGGACGCGCAACGAGCGACGACCCCACCGAACTCGGGTACCCAAGAACTAATAGTACCCGAAAAACATATTTGAGCAGGTATGCCTAGCCGTAAAAGGAGAGCATCATGAGCATCCTTAGCGGGAAATGAACAATCAAGTAAACCGCTTTGACTCAAATATGATTTGCTTATTAGGTCCCCTCGAAGTAACCCGATAAGCGGTAACGCTGACTAAACCGCCTTCCAAGAGTCCAGTCAGCGAAACTTATTTAGAATCGCTCACCAGTAACCCAAAATGAAACTGGTGAGCGAAACCTCTATTTAGTTTTAGTCGAGTCGGCTTCCAGTGTAAGCAGTGATTCCGTACTTGTTAAGTACTTCAGCGAATGCTCCAGCAAAAGCGCTCTTACGGTCTACGCTCTGTCCGAACTCACGGACCCAAATCTCGTAGCCACCGTAGTAACCCTTGCTACCGATTCCGTTAGCCTTTAACCAGTTAACGAATGCTCCACGGGCTGGAGATACTGTGACCCAAGCGAATCCGCACAATCCATCAAGGATGTATGTCTTCTTGCTGAAGTCGATATCGTTTCCAAGTGGAGTAGTTGGTTCTCCCACTACGAACTTTGGAGTGTCTGCATCGTTACCCGCTGCAAGACCAGCCTCATATGCTTCACGATAAATCGCCTTGCATTGAGTCTTTGTTAAAGCCTTCTTCTTTTCAAGAACTGCTGTTGTCATTTTGTTCCCTCTCTCTTGGTTACAAAGTAAGTATATCAAACCCTAGTTAGTTATGCAAACTGGACTTTGCAGTAAATATCTCCAGCCAATCTTTGAGCATCCTGCCATGCTGTCTCGCCGTAGAAATACTTTGTCTTTCCACCACCGACAACCTTGAAGAAATCATCATTGATATCAGCGACAAAAACTTTTGCTGCTGAGTTAGAGATGAATTCGTTTTCAATCCATTTCTTCACCTGAGAAACCGCTGGCTTCATTAGTACTCCTCCTTCACAAACTTCCCGACGAATTCGATTTCTTGAATGTAGCCTCTGTTGTAAGCCAAGTAATCTTCAATCTGACCAATCTTCTCGAACTCAATCCTGTGCTCCAAGATTTCGCCCTTGTTCCACTGGTTTTCAATCTTGACGATTGCTTCTATCATTTCCGTCTCCCGTCTCTCTCTTACAAGACCAGTATACACTACTAGGGTTTAATATTCAAATTAATCCTAGCCTTGCGTCGAGCGTGTCGCTTGTCCGATTCTTCAGCAAGCAACTTCTCCTGCTCCAGCCTACGCAGACGGGCTAAAGAGGCTTCAGAGAGGCGTAGAGGCTCTTTCCGCTTGAACCATGATGGAACTGT